CCGCCATGCCGACGATCGCCGTCGGATCGGCCCCGCCCAGCGTGACCGCGCCCGCGAAGCTGGCCACCACGGCCCGACCCTCACTCGTCACCGCCGGGCCGATCGCCGCGGCCGGGATCGCTACCCTGCCGAGGTCCGTTCCTGCCGCCGTCACCGCCGCGTCGGCCACCGACAGCACCGCGACCGCGGTGGCGATGACCGCCATCGGAAAGATGCTTCCGCCTTGTTCGATGAACTCGAACGAGACCTCGATCACCCGCAGCTTGTCGCGGTGCACCGCGGTCCCGGCCGACAGCACCGCGACCTTCACCGCGCCGATCGTCGGATGGATCAGCAGGCCGGGCCCTTCCGTCTCGATCGCATTGTCGAGCAGAAGCTGCATCACCGGCGCCAGGTCGCCGATCAGGTAACCCGAGAACGAATAGGTCCGCAGCGCGCGGCCCATATCCTCGGCCCAGCCGCCGTCCTTGAACGGGTATTCGTGCATCGCCAGCCGCCGGCCCTTCCGGACCCGGGCGGCGATCACCTTGAACGGCACGCCGCGAAACGAGGCGGTTTGCAGCAGGCCCATGAAGCCGGCGAGGCTGGTCGGCGGGGCGAACCCGGTGACGTTGGTAAAGCCGCTCATCGCGCCATCGGCATGCTGGTTTCGATGCGCGGCGGCGTCGCGCTGGTCGCCCCAGAGGCGGTGACTTGTGCCGTCGTGCCGGGAGGCGCACCGCGCAGCGTCACGTCAACCTGGACATGGCCCGTCGGCCCCGCCGCCCCCGCCACATCGCGATAACCGAGTCCCATCCTGACCCCGCTTGCGATATCGGTGTCGGAGACCGGGCCGCTTTCGTGTGGCGCAGCGGCGCGGAAGTAGGCAGCAGCGGTGGCGGGATCCCGGATGTTGATCGGATCATTCACGCCGACACCGATCGACCGCGCGACATCGCGCTCATAGCTGGATTGGTCAAACATCGGGTCGCTCACCCATCGCTTGACCAAGTCGTGCACCGTTTTCAGGCCGCTGTCCTGGTAGAGCGCGAGTTGCCGCAACTCGGCGGCGATACCTGCCGCCATGCTGGAAAAGACGCCGAACCTATGGTCGCCGCCTTCCTCCCGGCCGAGCACGGAAGGCTGGTTTGGCAGGTAGCCGAGGTTGAGCGGATTGAAGTTGCGTATCCCGCGCGCAGCGCCGGCCGGCCCGCGGCTCGGGACCGTATCGCTGCCCGCACCGCCGCCGCGCCACCATGATCCAGGGTTCCACCATTGAAACGGGTTTGGGTTCTCGCCGTTCGGATGTAAAAACGCCTGCGATCGTGGCGAGTTGACGTAGTTGCCCTGCTCTTCGTCGGGTATTCCGCGCCAGAACGGAGACCCGACCGGATAGCTGGCAGGGTCTCCTCCACCGCCCTTCTCGGTAAAGGTCTCGATCTTGTAGATCGTTTCGGCGATGCCGGCGAGCGCCAGGGTCAGTGGATTCAGGCCGGCAATCATCCGGAGTGCCCACCCGCCCAGTTCGATCGCCCCGATCGCCCCGATCGCAGTGCCGATCTTGCCGATATTGTCCGACAGGTCCTTGTCGGTCTCAATCCAGTGCGACGCTTTATCGAGCCACTTTGTAATCGGACCGGACATATTATCGATCAGCTTGTTCCCGACGCCCTCGATCGCCAAGCCAAGTTCGGTCCAGGATGACTTCATCGTCTTGGCGTGTTCCGCCATGTCCTCGGTCATCACGGCGCCGGTCCGCTGCATCCGTTGCAGCTCCTTTTCCAGCCCCGCCCTCGCCAGCGGCAGCAAGTCCGGCGAAACACCCAGCATTTCGAGGAAATGCTTTTGCGCGTCCGGGTCCTTGTAGGTCAAAGCCGCGCGCAAAACCTCGCCGATCGCATCCCCGCTCTTCCGCGCGAGGCCGCCGGCGCCGTGAAACGCGATCTTGAATTGATTCAGCAAGGCGACGACCGGCGCGCTCGCCTTGCCCCAGTGCGCGTCGTTGAGCGTCTTGTCGAGGCCCGTCAGACTGCTGTCCATCGCGTCGGCGGAACTGCCCGCAAGCTCCGCCGCGCCGCGCAGCGCGCTCAGTTTCGCGACCGGCATGCTCAGCAGATAGGCCGTCTTGCTGATCTGGTTGCCCGCATCCGCCCAGCGGCGGCTCATCTCCGCGATCCCTGCGAGGCTCGCCGCGCCGGTGATCCCGGCCATCGGCGCGGCCATGCGCTCGATCGCCCGCGCGGCACCCAGCGCCCGGTCGCCCAGCGCCTGCATCCCCTCGGCGGCGCGGTTGATGCCGGTGACCTCGCCGAACTTCGCCAGGCTCTTGTTGAACCGCTCCGCCGGGGCCGACATCGCCGCGATGCGCTTGTTGATCGCATCGAGGCCCTTGCTCGCGTCGTCCTGAATGCCGACGCTGATCGCGAAACCGGCCGACTTACCTGCCATTGAAGCGGTCAACTTTCATGATCGCGGTCCACCCAACCGGACGAAACCAAATCCAGCACGGTGCATAATCGTCTTGACAATCCCGCACTGTGCAGGTAATCTCTCCCCATCGGGAACGGCCTTCCCGACGGAGAAACCCATGAGCGACGACGACACGGCGACATCATGGCTCGCATCGATCGGCTACAGCACACGGTTGACCAGACCCGCGACGACATCATCGTGAACTTCGCCACCACTGACCGGGTCGAACGCACCGCCCGCGGCGCGGTCGATGACGTGCTGACCACCACCGAAATCATGCGCGTCATGCAGCCCCAGATCATGCGGTTGCAGAGCGACGTCGAACAACTGAAAGATGCGTCATGACCGGCGACTTCCGCGCCGCCCTCAAATCCCTCGGCCTGACCGGCCGGGGGTTTGCCCTGCTGACCGGGGTGCACGAGGAAACAGTGTCGGGCTGGGGCCGAACCAGATCAGGGCGCGGCGTCCAGGAGGTGCCGCTTTGGGCGTGGCTGCTGCTCGATGCCTGGACGGCGCACCCTGAAACGCTGGATGCAGCGCGCGCCAGCGAGACAAGGGCGCAAACATCCCGCGCGGCACAGGATTGTCACTCCCGCCCCCGTTCTGACCAACCGGCCCAGGAGACCCCATGAGTGACTATGAAACCGACTTCCTGACCTGGTCCGAGCGCCAAGCCGGCTTGCTTCGACGCCGGGCCGCGGGCGAACTGGTCAATGAGGCCGAGATAGACTGGCAGAACATCGCGGAGGAAATCGAAGCCGTGGCAGGCAACACACGCCGCGAACTGCGCAACCGCTTGGCAAGACTGCTGCAGCACCTGCTCAAATGGCACTTCCAGCCCGAGCACCGCAGCCGCAGTTGGCGATCGACGGTCCGAACACAGCGCCAGGAGATCGAGGATCTGCTGGTGGATAATCCTTCGCTCCGGAGCAAATTGCCGGAGCTGTTCCTCGTCGCCTATCAACGCGCTCGGACCGATGCGCTGGATGAAACCGGGCTGCTCGATCTGCCCCAGGCCGCGCCGTTCACCATCGACCAGGCGCTGAGCGATCCGCTGTCCGACGCCTGAGCATAAAATGCTACAGACTTTCATGGACAATGCCGTCTCTTGTCCTTATATTGCGGACATAGCCGAGGGAATTGTCCCCGGCTGATTGAGGGCCAGCCCCAATGAGCGACACCACCGAAGCCACCCTTCGCGAGCAGGAAGCGCGCATCCGCGTGATGCAAAACCACGCCATGCTGAAACTTCTCGACAGCATCAAGCGCGACCAGGATATCCGTTTCGCACCCTACACCTTGATCGCCACCGGCGTCGGCACGGCCGCCGCCCTGTTCGGCGCGGCGATTGCCCTGCTGAAATGGGTGGGATAACGGCGCGCGGAGGGGGCATGACCCCCTGCCAGCTTCGCGATGCGCTGGCGGCGCTGCGGTGGTCGCAGAGGGGGCTGGCCGAAGCCCTTGGATGTGACGACCGCCTTGTGCGACGCTGGGCAAGCGGTGACGCTGTCATGCCGCCCGATATCGCCCTGTGGCTCGGACATCTCTCGCAGTTCCACCGCTCGAATCCCCCGCCGGAAACCTGGCGCACGCGCCGGCTGCAGCGATGAAAACCCACGCCCTCATCACCGCCCGCGTTCCCGCCCCGAGATTTCGGGGATCAGCCCACCCCAGCGCAGTAGCGCCGGCAGCGTCAGCGCCAGCGCCCAGCGCAGGCCCTCGCCGTAGAACCGGCCAACCCGCGCCGCCAGAATCTCGAGCTCGCCCGACCGCGCCAGCGCGATCAGGACGCCGCCGGGCTCTCGCCCACTGGCGCCAAAGCCGCGGCGCGGCGAGCCGCCCGCCAGGACTCCAAAGGGTCGGGGGCCGGCGCGCCCGCGAACTCCTCGGTGTATTCGGAAATCTGCTGGATCAGCCAGGACGGCTGCTTCTTCAGCACCTCGTACGGCACGTGTTCGGCCGAGGCCGCCTCGATCAGCCGCAACGTCACGTCCACACCCGACGCGCCGCGCACCGCCGTTGCCTTCAGGATGTCCCCGGCCGTCGGCGCCGACATCGTCACCGTCGAATAAGACAGCCCGCCCTCGGTCGCCGGCTTCGGCAGCGTCCAGGTCACCGGCTCAGGCACGGGCGTCCAGTCCACGCTCATGACGGGCCTCCGATTTCCTGGATCGTTCCGGCCACGCCCTCAAACCGGAAGTCGAATCCGGCATCCGCGCCGGACACGCCCGGGCGGCCGACATACCAGAGATTGTGCCCGACGATCTGCTTGCCGTTCGCCAACAGCACCACCACCGTCGCGTTGGTCAGCGTGGTGAACCCGGTCACATTGACCGCGGCTGAATCGCGGAACTTGCCCGAGATGTAAGGCGCGACCGGCTTCTGCGCATAACCGTCCACCCCGGACAGGCTGGTCATCGTTTCGTTTTCCGCGACCGCCGGGTCCCAGGTGAATTCGATCACCGGCAACGCGCTGCCGTTGACGCTGAATGCGGTTAGCCCGGCAAGCCGCCGGTTGGTCGGCGTGCTGGGCGCCAAAGTCCCTGACATGGATTAGCCTTTATGTGGACTGCTGAAATTGAACCAGGATGCCGACGTTGATGACCTGATCGGAGAAGTCGATCGGCAGATACATCAGGACCTGGCCCTTGGTGCCTGTCGTCGCATAGGCATTCGACGCGAACTTCTGCACGTTCTGCACGATGAAGATGCTCGCCAGATACGCATAGACCGCAACGACCGAACCCAGCATCGCGTTCGGCGTCGTCGCCGGCGATCCGGGGCCGATCGGCGTCCCGTTGCTCACCAGGATTTTGCCCGGAACGATGAACTGGCTGGTGATCTGCGCCGAAATATACCGCGCCGCATACATCGCCTGGAACATGAGGTTCGTGTTCAGGTACGAATTGTCCGGCTGCCCGGATGCGTTCGACTGATAGGTGGTGATCGAGCGGTCGATCTGGCACCGATTCGCGGCGTTCACCGTGAACGTGCTGATCCCGTCGAACAGCAGCGTGTTGCGCTCACCAGGATCAAGCTGCGAGGCGATCGGCGGCGCCAGCAGATTGAGCGACTGCGTCGATACGCCTTGCGCCGGATTGACCCGCAGCCGGATCACATGCGCCGCGCACCAGTCTGCCGCCTCCAGCCAGGCCGGGGTCGGGCTGTCGTAGAACCCCAGGATGCTCGCATGTTGGTCGTTACGCCCGGTGCCGAACGTCGTCTGGTTGGAGAAGGTGCCGCGATAGGCCGCGAAGACATGCCCGTACAGCATGTTTTCCGCCGCCCAGCGGCCCGACGAGTCGGACAGGAACGTCTGCAACGCATTCAGGCTGGTCGTGTCGGTGTAGGGCAGCGCGATATAGTCGAAAAGCTGGACGCCGAGATTGGCCAGCAGCGTGGTCAGGATCGGATTGACGGTGCCGCCCGAGAACGGCGTGATCGTGCAGCCCACCCCCGGCGGCATGGTCTCGCCATCCTGCGCGCCGTAATAAGCGAACCTGATGTCGATGTCGTTCAGCGCGAGGCCCTTGTGCAGCGCGGTCAGATCGACCTGATACGCGTGCGTCCCGTCCACCGCGGCCGAACACACAATGCCCGAGGCAGCGGCGATCGCGGCGGCGACGTTAGTGGCAATCGTCGTTGCCGTGTCGCCCTGGTTCACCGCCACCGGGACCGACACCCCCATCAGATACATCGGCAACGTCCAGGCCGCGGTCGCAGGGCCGGTGAAACTCAGGTTCCCCGTCGCCGCGACGCCGCCGCTGGCGTCGGCCAGCGGGCCGAGCCACACCTCGCCGAACGGGTCCATCGCACGATACGCGGTATACATCAGCGCCAGCATCGAATTGACGCCGCACAACAGGTTCACCTGCGCCTGGCTGTACGCCTGCACCGCGATGTTCGGCGTCGCGGTGCCCGACCC